TTGCCTTGTATTCCCATAACATTAAGCTAAACAACCTAGGAAATCCCCTGACAACATTATTGTCACGACTTCCCATATAATCAACATCATCAGACCTTTCTTCATTAATTAATAACTTTGGGTCATCCTCATACTTAAAGGATCTTGAATATAATATTTGGGAACGATACCATTCTTTTGATTTGTCTTGACCACCTGCTTTTTCTCTTAGTTCTTCAAAGATGGTTTTATATGCCAAGGTTATCCTCCGTTAATACTTGGAAAGTCCATCTTCTATCAGCACAAAATTCTTCTGCTGCTTTCCACTTTGCCTGATTTTTTGCGTACTCTTTGACTTCGTAAATCTGTTTTTGTGAGATTTTTTTACCAACCTTTGGTTGCTTTAATTGCTTTTTAGGTTTGACTTCGATTAAACTCTCTTTAATTTCACCTTCAGTTGTTTTATATTTGATGTAGAAGTCTGGATAATATCTATGAATTCGATTATCAAGAGGTGAGATATAAGGTATTGAAATTTCTTCACTTGACCACTTCATAATATTTTCATTATGGTCACACCAATACATAAACTTTCTTTCCCATAATGATCTATAAATGATGTTATTATAGTTACCAATATACTTTTCAGGAAAGGAAGGTTTGTATATTCCCTTATAGCTCATACATATAATATAGACACTCAAAGTATTTAGATGTTCATAACTAGTAACGATACCTTCGTAAATGATGGTTTGTGGAAGACGGCTAATGCCACAGAATATCTGATACGAAATGAAGGTTTACTAAATCTTTCATTAACCTCAGTTTTTGCTGTCGATATTAAAGCAGGACAAATAGCAGAAAGATTGGGACTCACTAATTACCAAGCACAAATAATATCTGTATTAGCTTATGAAGCTGTTCTACCTGGAAGTTCTTATGAACTCGGTCAAGTATTTGGAGATAGGCAAGGTGTGACTGAGCAGTATCCCACTAGAAGAGTTTATCCACCAGTGGACGTAAGTTTTTATATTAAAAATGATTATGGTGTTTTATCTTTTTTTGATGAATGGATGAATTTAATATCACCACGTTACGGTACTGAAGGTGGTAAGTTTTCAAAATTTCCAGTTTTTAAATTTAATTATCCAGATACTTATGAGTGTGATATTAATATCGTAAAGTTTGAAAGAAATCTTAGACCAGAAGGAGAAAGACTTTCAGCAAAGGGGACAGGTGGAAATATTAATGACCCAAAGACTTATACATATTCTCTTATTAATGCCTTCCCATCGAACATAATATCTGCCCCATTATCTTATAGTCAGTCTGATATTTTAAGAACAACTGTCACATTTAATTATGATAGGTTTGTTGTTCAGCAGAATGAAGGAAAATATTTTAATACTAATGCCGAATCTCAATTTCCTCCTATACCCGATTTACCACCATCTGACTCAAACATAGTCCGATAAATAACTAAAACTGAATTGTATTTTTTAAAATGCCATTACCCAAAATTGCAACTCCAACATATGAGTTGACTTTACCATCTACCAAGAAGCAAATTAAGTATCGTCCATTTCTAGTTAAGGAAGAGAAAATTCTGATCCTTGCTATGGAGAGTGAAAATTTTGATGAGATTGTAAACGCAGTTAAAAATACTCTAAAGGACTGTATTATTACCAGAGGAGTAAAGGTTGACACTCTTCCAAGTTTTGATCTAGAATACTTATTTCTTAACATCAGGGCAAAGTCAGTCGGAGAAAGTGTAGAACTTTTAGTGACTTGTCCTGATGATAATGAGACTCAAGTTGATGTGACTGTAAATATTGACGAGATTCAAGTTGTGGTTCCTGAGAATCACAAGTCTGAAATCAAGGTTGATGATAATATCTCAATCAAAATGAAGTATCCATCTCTTCAGGAATTCATCGAGAATAATTTTGATTTCAGAAATCAAAATGATAGTGAGGAGACTATTAATAAGTCATTTGAGATTGTTGCTTCTTGTATTGATATGGTTTACACAAAAGATGAATCTTGGACATCTTCAGAAGTAACCAAGAAGGAGATGGTGGATTGGTTGGAGACTATGGATTCTAATCAATTTAAAAATATTGAGGAATTTTTTGACACGATGCCAAAACTTTCTCACACTATCAAAGTTGTAAATCCAAAAACCAAGAAAGAAAGTGAAGTTGTTCTAGAAGGGTTATCAAGTTTTTTCGGATAATGATGAGTCATGAAGACTTAGAGTATTATTACCGAACGAACTTTGCCTTGATGCAGTATCATAAATACTCTTTGACTGAGATTGAAAATATGATCCCTTGGGAAAGAGAGATTTATCTAAGTCTGCTTGAAAACTATATTAAGGAAGAAGAAGAAAAAGCATCAAGAAAGCAAAGTCTCTAACCGATGGATACGAAAGACCTAATTAAAATTAAAAAGGAGAGACTGAGGGAGGAACTAGAGAAGTTAGTTCCTCCTGGATTTTTTTTACAACCACCTCCAAAAAATAGAGGTGAGATTTATGATAATCTAGATGAATTTTTAAATATAGATCAAGATCTCTCGATGAGAGTTGGCTATCTTGTAGCATCTAATAAAGGTTATAATACAGCAATTGAACATTTAAGATTTTTCGGATTTCATATAGATCAATATCAATCTGTAAAAAATACTGGTTCATTTTTTAATGCTCCCCAATTAAATAAAGATCTTGAAGAAGCTGCTAACTACATCATTAGGTTTTATGAGTTGGCAAAGATTACTGTCAAAAGAATTGATGAAGAAGTTGATAATCAATTAAAAGTAATTCAGAATCAGAGAGATAAACAAAAAGCAGAGCAACAAAAACAAAAGGCAACTAAGTTTGTTTCTGGTGCTACAAGTTTTAGACCAGGAAGTACAATTAATGTAAGAGTCTCTAGGGGTCCTGGTATTATTCCAAAGAGGACTGCACCACAACAAGTTCTAGAAACTATATCTAAGAAAACTGCTGATATAGATGTAGATGATTCAAAAATCAGTAGCTCTAAAAAATTAGTTACGGATTTAGGAAGAGTAACTCTTCAGATTGAGCAGACGAATAATAATCTGAATCGAGTTGTAGAAATTATTGCCGAAGATATTAAGAACACTAAAGATCAAAATAGAAGAGAAGTTGACGAATATAGAAGAAGAGTTGCAAACAGAGGAAGAACTTTAGGTAGAAGAGAACTTGGTAGTAGTAAAGTTGATGTTGCCGGTGTCGTAAAGAAATATGTCGGCAGTTTCTTTAGTGGAACTGGGGGATCAATTCGTGCTCTTGCATCTTTTAATTTGCTACAAAAATTATTAGAGGGTGATTTTGTTGGTGCATTAGGACCATTACTTGGAATAGGATTAACTTATCTCCCCCAAGTAGGTGCTCTTGTTGCAGGATTAATCGGAAAGAAAATTCTAAAAGGAGTCTTTAGTGGTAAAGGAGGAAGAACACCAACTGCTCCTTCTAGGACAAGAATAACTGGAGATGTTCCAAAGATTCCTAAACTTGGAAAGTTTGGTAAGATTGGTCTAGGTCTTGGTGCATTATCTTTAGGTAGTGCTTTACTAGGTAGAGGTGGATCTGAAGAACAAACAAACACTCAACAGAGATTGGAAGATCTTACTCAGCAACAGAAGCAATCTTTAGAACCAGAAAAACTTTCCCCAATACCTCAAAGTGAGTTGAAGAGATTTGAAAATTTAAATAGAAAATTTGAAGAAGCAATTGATTTCTTACTCAAGAAGCAAAAAGAACAAGAAACTCAAAAAAGAGATAGACCTGGAGGTGGAGGAGGTTCTGGTGGGGCAGGTAATCCACAATCCTTAAGTTTAATTTCTGGAGATATTCCTAACGAAATGAAATCCTTCATGGATCTCATAGCAACCCCAGAATCTGGAGGAAATTATGAGGCTATGTATCCAGGAACTACTTTACCTGGAGCAACTGATATGACAATTGCAGAAGTTGCTAGGAGAGCAACTGGACCAGTTGGAAAATATCAACAAAAACCACAGTTCTTAGAGGAAAGAGCAAGAGCAGTTGGATTAGATCCAAATAAAGATAAATTTAGTCCAGAAAATCAGGATAAAATTACAAGAGGACATATTACAAATCTTTTAGGTGGAGATGAGTCGAAGGTAGTTGAAAATCTTAGAAGAGATCCATCATCAATTAAGAAGAGACTTGAAGAAACTCAATTTACTGGACTTCAAAAATACGGATCAGATTTTAATAAGTTGTTTGAGAAGAGAATGAAACAATATGAATCAGCACCTATACCTAGACCATTACCTGCCCCTCAAGTACAACGACAACCAGAGAAACAATTAAAACCAGATAATAAAGAAAAAGAATTATCTTTGCTTCCATTAGGATTACCTCCAGCAACTCCAAGCATTCCTGCCTCATCTGCAATTGCTACAAATCCTACAACTTCAGTTTCTACTGGTGGTGGTGTGACTGAACTTTTAGCTATGAATTGCAAACTATCTTCTGGGTGTGTAGGATAATATGGAACAGCAGACTAAAGTAGATATAAAACCGAAAATTACAAGAGCATCTTTTAGACTTTCTGCTTTAGAAAATCTAAAAGAAGCAACGGAGGATACTAGAAAAAGTTCTGAAAAATTAAAAAGATTATTTGAAAGAAATACTTATCAAAAGAAAACTCAATTAACGGTCCTCAAAAGATATAAAAGAAGACTTGATGCTATAGAAAGAGAAGAGGAAGCAAGAAGAAAAAGATCATCAAGAAAAAAATTAAAACTTCCAGAACTTAAGAAATTTGCTGGTTCATTTTTTGCTCCTGGAGCATCAAATGATCCTATGAAAGCACTTGCTACTTTATCATTATTCAAAACAGCAACAAATATATCGGAGGGTAAATGGTTTGATGCATTTTTATCTGGACTAACAACTGCGGGATTAGTAGCAGGACCTGCTTTATTGGGATTGGGATTAAACTCCATGTTTGGAGATAAAGGAGTCAAACCTAGAGGAAGAAGAGGACCAAAAGTTTCTGGAGATACTGGTGGGTTTAAATTTAGAACTCCATTTAAGAGAGGAGCAAAAGTAACTGGAGATACTGGTGGATTAAATCTTCGCAATCCATTTAGAAGAAAACCAAAAATAACTGGTGATGTTGGAAGATTTTCTAAGATAGGAAAAGCATTTGGTAGATTTGGAAAATCTGCAATCCCGATTGCTGGTGCTGCTTTAGGTGCTGCTGATGCTGCAATTAGAGCAAACGAAGGAGATGTGACTGGTGCATCAATTGCAGGAGCATCAGCATCTTTAGATGCTATTTCTGCTGGATTAACAGCAACTGGTATTGGTGTTCTTCCTGCAGCTGCTTTATCTGCTGTATCTTTTGGATTGGATCTTGTTAACTTAGTTAGAGATTTAAGTGGTGCTAGTGAAGCAGAATCTAAGAGAAATAAAAAAACTAAGAGGGATAAAACTCCAAAAGAAACTAATACTCAACAAAGGTTAAAAGAAGAAACTCAAAAACAAAAAGATCTTGCACGTCAAAAACCTACAGAGACTGGTACTTTAACTTTTGCTTCAACATTAAATGGTTACGAAAAAGTTATTACTAAATTTGAAAAATTTGTAAAGGACTTTAAAGGATTTGGTAAACCAGAAACCTTAGAAGAAACTAGAAGAAATGCAGAAAATGTCGAAAGACTAGTTGGTAATCAAGAAAGTATTGAAGAACCTGGATATGAATTTACTCAGTTCACAGCACAATATTTAACAGGAGATCCAAATAGTCCTGCATATGATTACTCTCACGGAACTTCATCTAACTATCATGATCATATAGCATTTCATGATAGGGAAATGGCTATTAGAGCTTATCAATATTTGGAATCTAAAGGTTTAGATGTAACAGAATTTCAGGGATTTGATCCAGTGGGAGGACACTCAAGAGGGTCATATCATTATAGAGGATTAGCATTTGATGTTCCAGGTTATCAGTGGGGAGCAAGTGGTCCTATAGATGATAGACACTTTAATGGATCTAGATTAGTTAGAAAATACTTGAATGAATTTTTTGAGATGGAAAGAACTGGTAATCCCAATTTGAAACCAAAGAATAAACAACTAAAACCAACTCCAAAACCAACTCCAACTCCAGACAAAAAAACATCCCCAACTCCTACTCCAACTCCCACACCTAATCCAGATGCTAGACCGAAAAAAGAAAGAGCTAGTATTAATGGATTTGTCTACGAGATGAAAAACGGAAAGTATTATGAGAATGGAAATGAGATTCAGAAACAACTATATGATGCAGTTAAGAAGAATCATAGATCAAAATTTAAAGTAATATCAACTAAAATAGGAGATGATAAATCTGGTGTAGTAATTGCATTCAATCCACAAACAGTGGCACCGATGCAACCTCAACAAGATGTTGCACAAGGTTCTTCAACTATTATATTAAATAGTAATAAATCAAAAATTGAAGAAGTATTTACATATAATCAATTCCTAAACGCATAATGGCATCATACTTAAACTACAAAATAAAAGAATTTAAGATTGAGTCCTTGGATGGAACTCAAATTATTGATATGACTTCTTCTGTTGCATCAGTAAAATATAATGAAGATCTTTGGTCTCCATCTACATCAATTTCATTAGTGCTTGTCAATACTCAAGGATGGTTAACTAAACTTCCAATCATGGGAGGGGAAAGGGTTTATTTAATTATAGAACAAGAAGCTACTGGAGAAAGATTAGAGTTTACTGATACCAAAAATACTCATTATATTTACAAAATATTTGCTTCAACTACTGAAGATACTAGAGAAGTATTCTCTATTGAAATTGCCCCAATTGAATTATTCACTAATGAAACAACAAGGGTTTTCAAACGTTATCCAGAAAGTGAAGGTAAAGTAGAACCAATTAGTTCTTCTGTGGAGAAGATTCTTAAGAATGTATTAAAAACTAGTAAATCATTAACAATAGAACAAACTTCAAATAGTTATTCTTTTTATGGCAACTCCAAAAAGCCATTTACTGTTTTGAGTTGGTTAATGAAAAAGTCAATACCATATCTCAAAAACTCAAGTAAAAGTTCAAAGCAAGCAGGAAGTGCAGGATTCTTGTTTTATGAAAATAAGAGGGGATATCATTTTAGAAGTTTAGATTCTCTCCTTTCTGGATTGAATCCAAAAACTCCAAATAATATCACTTATGAAACTTATATTGTTTCAAGAGCAAAAGAGTATGCAACTGCATCTCTGAATTATAGAGTAATTGACACTCCTTCATTTGAGAAAAATGTTGATGTGTTTAAGAATATGTTGATTGGAATGTATTCCAGTTTAAATTACTTTTTTGATATTAATACTAGAACTCCAAGTGTAATCACTTATAAATTGAGTGATAGTTATTCAATCATGAATCATACTTCTGGATCCAATCAAGCACCAAAGTTATTAAATGATTTGGAGAACAGACCATCAAGAATGATGGCAAAAATTGTTGATAATTATACTATGGAAGGTGTTAAACCATCTGGAAATGTTAGAGATTATAGAGAATATTATCAATCTCAATCTATTGCTAGATATAACTTAGCATTTAGTCAGATATTAAATATTACAGTACCATTAAATATGAGACTGACTGTTGGTGATGTAATATATTTGAATATAGGTGTAATAGAATCTAAAGATGTAAAGGATAAAGATAGATTAAAATCTGGTCTTTATTTAATACAGTCTTTATCACATCAATTCGAAGGAAATCAAGGGTATACTGGACTAAAGTTAGTTAGAGATTCTTACGGAGAACCAAAATGATATTAGAGCAGAGTTTAATAGACCCACATTTTATTGGTAGAGATGGATTTAGATGGTTCATCGGACAAATACCAGCTGGAAACTCTGTATCAGAAGGAAGATGTAAAGTAAGAATTTTTGGTTATCATCCAGGTGATGCTCAAATTAAAGACAAAGATTTACCTTGGGCACATATATTAGTTCCACCATCATTTGGAAGTGGTGCTGGATACTGTGGAACTAATATTAATGTTCAACCTGGGACATACGTATTTGGTTTCTTTATTGATGGCGATGATGCACAGCAACCAGTTATTGTTGGTGCTTTCTATGATGATCCAAGATTCTTTAATGCCAAATCTCAAGATACTTATAATAAAGTATTGAATGCGGGAACATCATCGTTCAATCCATTTTATGGTGTTCCACCTAGAAATAGTTGGGTTACAGAATCAGATACTAGTAAAGGTACAAACTCATCTAAAAGAACAGATGTTAAGGGTTCTGTTGGGGTAGGTAGCACATCAGTATCGAGCGTAGGAAAGAAAAAGACAACTAATAATGTAATTATTGATGTTCCAACTTCTTGCACAAGTGGTAAGAAAAAGTTTAATAAAATGCAGAGGGCATTAATAAAACTTATAGAATTTTTAAATACACTCCAAGTAATAAATGATGTTTACATCAACCCTGCATTAAACACTATTGCCAATATTGGTGAAGAAGTTAAGAAGGTGGCACAGATAATCGGTGATATTATTATTGGAACTATGAGAGGTATTGCCAAAAGAATAGTAGATGAAATTTATGAAAAATTAACTGGATTCTTTGGAACTCCTGGAATTCCACCAGCAGTAAAACTTACTACGAGGACAGCAGTAGAAAAAGTTATTGATGGTATTCTTTGTGCTTTTGAAAAAATATTAAATCGTGTGATTAAATTTGTATTCGATTTTCTAATGAGAATTGTTAATGATATTATTTCTTTCCCTGTATGTGCAGTAGAGTCTTTAGTTGGTGAACTTGTCGGTGCAGTATCTAATGCAATTGATGAAGCAATTGGTCCACTTCTTAGTCAGATAACATCTTTAATTGGTGGAACTATTGGAACTGTAATGAGTTATGTTGGTCAAGCACTTTCAATTGCCAAATCAGCACTTGCATTCTTATCTTGTGAAGAAATATCTTGTTATGAGGGATATGATTATCAAGCAAATAAAGGATGGATACCAAACTCTGATCCTAATTTCCAGAGGGCATTAGGTTTTGCAAAGGCATCTTCTATATCTAATTTAACATCAGGAATATCAACAGCAGCAAGTTCTTGGTTGGGTTCAGTTGGAGTTGGAGAAAATTCTTCACCTTATGGACTGGAAGGTGGTTCTTGTAATGCAAATGTCATTATTTGTGGATTACCAAACGTAACCATATTTGGTGGCGGTGGTTCTGGTGCAACAGCATCCGCAATCGTTGATGCAGCATCACAAGTAATGGGATATCTAATAACTTCTCAGGGAAGTGGTTATACAGACCTTCCGTTTATTTCAATTGATAGTGGTGGTTGTTCTGATGCTGGAGGTGCTATAGGGCAGGCTGTTATTAATGATTCGGGACAAGTAACTTCAATTATTCCAATTCAAACTGGAAGTGGATATGGTGGACAATCAGATTATACTGGATCAGTAAACTATGTTTATATTGAAAATACTGGAATAGGATATACTTCTGGAGACACAATTACTGTTGGAGATAGTGGAGCAGTTCTTACTCCATCTTTAGATCCATCCGGAAGAATTATTTCCATTAGAGTTGATGATCCTGGATCTGGAATTACTCAGTATCCAGAAGTTGAAATAAATACTCAAAGTGGATATGGTGCTGTACTAAAACCAGTTCTATCCTTTACTCCTGTTGGAATAGCATCGGTTGGAGTAGCAAAAACAACTATTGTATATTGCTCTGAAAAATAATGGCAAACGACGGATTAGTTTTTTACGATCGTGATTCTGGTGTTTTAATCATCGGAAAAGACGACCTTGATAGAGCAAGGGAAGTTCAATTATCAGCATCTTCTGGAGGAAGTTTAAAGTTTTTTGAGGATGGTGCATTTGAATTGATGGGTCAACCATCTGCACTTTTGGGGGATAATATTACTAGTCAGTCTCAGCACGGATTAAAGATATATTCAAACGGAGATTTGAATATTGCTTCTAGGGGTAAAATTACATTAAGTGCTAGTCAAATTATTATTGAAGGCACTAGTGCAAAAGATGATGTTGTAATTAAAAACGAGAATGGTGGTATCAGAATTGAAGCAGAAAATAATCTAGGATTGAAAGGACAAAACGTAGCAGTATCCGCATCAAGAAATTGTGTGATTAGATCAAAAGGTAATGTGCATATTGTTGCAGAAAGTGGAGAAGTTTTTATTATAGAACCAAAGTCAAAATTAATTCCATCGGGTCCAATAGATATTTTAAATAGTGTATTATCAGGTTTCGGAGGTTGGTTATAATGGCAGTTTTTAGTCAAGTATATTCTGGAGAACTTCACGTTGGTGCTGGAGTTATTCCACCAGTTTCAACTGCAACTTTTGAACAGAGTTTGGATCCAACAAAACCATTCTCGATTCATAATTTTGGAATTCATCAGGGAGAGGGAGTTCAAAATCAGATCGGGTTATATAACGGTTTAGGGGTTTGGAATGAATTGGGTGTTTATAATGGAATAGGACAAGGAATTTTCCTGGGAGGTCATCAAGATGCTCAACCTTATTATGACAGTTCATCCCCCACAATAAATTATAGTTCTCCTGATGGAAATTTGTTTGGAAATTGGGTTTATAATGGATCAACAATTTGTGCTCCTTGTCCATCGGATGAAAGGGCAAAGACTAATGTGAAGGATTTGACCAATTGTTTGGATAAAGTTTTAAAACTAAGAGGAGTTTCTTTTGAATGGAATTCGGAAGTCGTTCCCCAAAAATCTTTAGCACAATCTTCTTCAATTGGACTTATCGCACAAGAAGTTGAAAAAGTAGTTCCTGAATTAGTAGTTGAAGAGAGGATAGAAAATCAAAACTTAAAGACTGTTGAGTATGGAAACTTAACTGCTTTACTTATTGAAGCAGTTCGTGAACAGCAATCCCAAATCGAGGAACTCAAGCAGACGGTCCAGGAACTGTCCAAAAGACTTGACCAGGCACTCCAGGTGTGATAGACTGTATAGGTAAGCAACTGACCGAAACCCGATGATGATTTCCCGTGAGCAACTCAACGAACTCAATCTTCTTCTTGAGGATGTTGCTTCTCACTATTGCGAAGAAAATATGGTGAGTGGTGAAACTTTCTGGACTTGTGTTGAGTGCTTTGCAACTGCTAAGGTTGCTGAACTTAAAGGTGAATTGATTTATGATGGTTGACAATCTAATGACCATCATGATATGATGGTCTTATAAGTCACCTTGTCGGAATTGGTCTACGAAACGAACTTAAAATTCGTCGGGCGTAACGCCCTTGCGGGTTCGAGTCCCGCAGGTGACATTTAAATAGTTCTAAATGACTATTAGATATATTGAACCATATGCCTTATAAAGACAAAGAAAAACAAAAAGAATTTCAAAGACTCTGGGCTCAGAAAAAATACAATCAATCTGGAAAGAAAGGAGACGTATCTTTACAAAAAAGAAAGCAAATGGTTATAGATGCTAAAAGTGTTCCTTGTGCAAGATGTGGTCAAGAACATCCACATTATGTTATGGATTTGCATCATATAAATCCTGAAGAAAAGGAGGGAATGATAGGTTATTTTATAAAGTCTGGAAACTATAAGACTTTAAAAGAAGAAATTGATAAGTGTATATGCGTATGCGCTAACTGTCATCGTTATATCCATAATCAATAAAAGTCCTAATTTCAAAATTGACTTTTTGTTTCAAAAAAGGTCGAAAAAATTTTCGGCAAAAAAATTGCCTATAGGGTTTTTCACAACCACTCATCATATGAAGGATTATTTAAGTAATTTATTACTGCTTGAGAGGAAGAGATTTGAGAATTAAGTTTATTCTTAGACTCTGTATAGGCATATTTCTGAAGTTGAAACTCAATTCGGTTATTTTTCAAAGTATTTACTATAGACAATAGATTATCTCTTTCCGACCTTTTGGTCGTTATTTGATTGGTTGCATTAGTTATACTCGCAGCAAATCCAGAGCAAATTTCTTCAGTACACAAGAAACTAAAGCATTCTCCGATTAGTCCACGATAAGTACCAATTGAGACTTGTGATATAAAATTAATTGTTCCAATCCCTAAGTTTGAAGTAGTCAAATCTCCCTGAGATTCGGAGTAAGGATTTGGTGCAGTAAATCCATAAGTTTTATATTTTAAGTCGTCACGATATACAGTTGTAATTCCTGCTGTGGTTCCACATCCAGCAGAAGATGCTGCTTGACCCCAAGTTAATATTTGTTGCTGCAGATTTTTGATTTCATTATTAATTTGAATGATTTTATTGTCTAAATTTTTAATTGGAACATCATAATTAGCAATAAGTTCATCTGGACCATATACTTTAATTGGAGTAGATCCAACTCCTACGTTAATTGTATATCCTGCCTCTACTACTGATATTTGAGAAACTTGTTTTTGGGATAGTTCTATTCTCTGATTATAAAATTCAATAAGTGCTTCAGTTTGAGTGCTAATTGCCATTATTCAAAGAAAACTAATAATCTTATTTATTGATAAATAAGACAGAAGAAGTATAATTAAGGATAATCTCCAAATGCCTTTAGCGAGACTAGACAATCTATTAAAGAATCTTAATGGCAATATTCTTTATGTTGATCCGGCACAGTTAGATGCGACAGATTCTATTGACAATAGAGGAAATTCTGCTATAAGACCATTCAAGACAATTCAAAGAGCATTACTGGAAGCAGTAAGATTTTCTTATGTTCAGGGTTCGAATAATGACCTTTTTGATCAAACAACTATCTTAATATCTCCAGGCACTCACTATATTGATAACCGTCCTGGTTTTTATGTAGATGGAAATACCATTAAGACTTATGCTGGTTCAACATCTTCAATACCAGAATTAAACCTTCAAAGTAACTTTGATATTACAGATTCTTTAAACGATTTATACAAATATAATAGTGCTGATGGTGGGGTTATTATTCCCAGAGGCGTTTCAATTGTAGCAAGTGACCTGAGGAAGACAAAAGTAAGACCTTTATATGTACCAAATCCAACAGATTCTTCAATTCCCAGAACAGCACTATTCAGACTAACTGGTGCTTGTTACATTTATGGATTTACAATTTTTGATGGAGACCCTAATGGTAATGTATATTCAAACCCAACTTCTTCAATAAAAACTCCACCAAGTTATTCTCACCATAAATTAACCGCATTTGAATATGCAGATGGTAAAAACAAATATGTGAAGAATGGTGTAACATTAGATAAAACTGACCTTGAAATGTATTATTACAAGGTTGCTAAAGGATATGGTCAAAACTCTGGAATTCCAGTAATTATTGATTGGGGAGTAAATTCGAGTCCAGATCTTTACCCAAATATTGAAGAAAATAGAATTGTAGGAGACTTAGGAAGAGGAACTATTGTAATATCAGATATTATTGCTGGTGATGGGATTTCCCAAAGTTCAAATATAGTTACTGTAACAACTACATCTGAACACGGTCTATCTCCCTTTACTGCAATTCTAATTTCTGGAGTTGGTGATAATACTCAGCAAATAACAGAATATAATGGATCATTTATAGTTGCTCAGGTAATAAGTTCAACTCAATTTACATATCGTCTACCAGACTCACCGGAATCTACATTAAATCCAGGATTTACTTCCGGAATTACCCCAACAGTAACTACTGTTTCCGATACAGTATCATCAAGTTCACCATATGTATTCAACTGCAGCTTGAAGTCTGTTTATGGAATGAATGGTCTTCACGCTGATGGATCTAAAGCAACAGGATTTAAGAGTATTGTAACTGCTCAATTTACCGGAATTTCTTTACAAAAAGACGATAGAGCATTTGTACTTTATAATGAAAGTTCTGGAACTTATAACGACCAAACTTCTTTCCCAAATCAATATCTTCATCAAAACTCAAGATCTGTCTATAAACCAGATTGGGAATCTTTCCACATAAAAGCTTCTAATGATGCTTTTATTCAGTGCGTTTCTATATTCGCTATTGGTTATTCAAAACACTTTGTTGCTGATAATGGTGGAGACCAAAGTATTACCAATTCCAACAGTAATTTTGGTGCAATAGCATTATCATCGAGAGGATTTAAGGATTATCAATTAGAAAAAGATAATCACGCTTACATAACACATATCATACCACCAAAAGATATTACTACTGAAGAAAGTAATATTAGATGTCTAAAGATTGATTCTGGGTTAACTACTTCGATTAACAATCCATCTAGAATATATCTAGATGGATATGATAACTTCCTCGATCCCCCTACAGATATTTTCAGAAAGTATAAAGTAGGTGGAAAGAGTTCTGAGAGAATTTATATTGATTCTGATTCCAATTTTGCAACTGTATCTCCAAATTATAAATTGGAGTTTAATATATCTTCTATAGATACGACAAACAATTTAATTACCATACAAGAAACTGCTTTCACTGGGGTCTCTACTGGAATACAAACTTCTCAATCTGTTAGGATTACTAGTGAAAATGGTCTATTACCAGATGGAATAGAATCAGATAAAATCTATTTCATCAACTCTGCTACAGTAGGTGCCGCTTCAACTAATATAATTGGTATTTCTGAAAATTTATCAAATTCTACAGACTCGAATTCAACCGCTTTAATTGATATTAAGAATACTATAGGTGTTAGTTCTGGAAATTTAAAGATAGTAAGTAAGGTATCTGATAAATCTCCTGGTGATGTAGGTTCTCCATTCCAATTTGATTTCACAAATAATAATTGGTATCTTTCTATTGAAAGTAAGCAATCATTTGTAAATCTATTGTCCACTATTTCAGATCCAGTTTTTTATATTAAGAGATTTATTGATAGTAGAAAATCAGATGATAAACTTTATAGAGCTAGAGTAGTAATACCAAAGGAATCTGATAAGGCATCAGAATTATCAACTGGATTTATTATCCAAAGATCATCATCTGCTCTTACTCAACAATTTAATTCATCTTCAACACTTTCTTCATTCTCTGAATCCAGAAATAGATCCAAAATTATAGATGCTTGGACAGTATCAGGAACTCCAAATACTTGTTATATTGTAACAAAATATCCACATAAACTTAAAGTTGGAAGTAAGGTTAATATTTACAACTTGAAGAGTTCTAATGAACCAAGTCCTGTCGGTTTAGGAACTGGAACTGGATATAATGGATCTTATACGGTATCATTAGTAATTAATGAACTTACTTTTGCTTTCCAGACCACCAAGAATCCAGGAACTATTACAACTATATCATCAAGTGTCTCAACTTGGTTAGATCAAAGAAATTGCTCTTCAACAACATATAGAGTTGCACCTTATACAATTTCAAATATTTCAACAGATTTACCTTATTTCACCTGTGAAGAACTAGCAAATGATTATCAAGTATATAAAATAAACACCATACAGTCTTACTCAGAAGATGTAACCGATGGAATTTATTATGTAACATTAAATTGCTTTAAGAATATTCCATCATTAACTCCATTTAATGTAACAGATTTAAAATTATCCCAAAGTATTGAAGATCTTTATCCTAAGGTAGATTTGGATAATCCAAATTCAGATCCACTACCAACTAAAACTATAGCTTCTAGAAAGATAATAGGGGAAGTTTTAGTAAATGACAAAGAGAGAAGTGTAACTAAGGAAACTATTGTATCATCTTTTAAAGATTTTGGTATTGGATCGGAAATTTCATCAATTTCCAAGAGTGGTTCAACTTGTGTTTTAGCAACAACAGTAGAGCACGGAATTAGAGGAATAAGGCAACTTTCTGTACCAGGGGGGTCTTCTGGATCTGGATTTACTAATGGGACTTGGTATGATATTCCACTTTGTGGGGGAAGTGGATCTGGCGCAACTGCTCAGATTACTGTAAGTGGTGGTGCTGTAACTTCTGCGAGGATTATTAATCCAGGATCTGGATATATTAATAATGATACTGTAACAATAAGGGGCATTCCCCACTCATCTTCAAACGGTTCATCAGTAGATTTAACTGTTTCATCAACTCATAATTCAGATCTAGGTTTAATACAAATATTAGGATCTTTAAATCCAAATAATGATGGATATTTCCCAATAACATCAGTAACTGCAACTACTATAACATACACAAACGCAAACGGTGCTAACGAATCAAACGCAGGTTCTTCTGTAATATTCTCTGGTGAAAAGTTAACTGCATCTTCTGCTTCTGGAACTACAAATACAACTATAACTTGTTCAACTAGACATTCTATTGCGGTAGGAAATAAAGTTTATTTCTCTTCAATTGCATCAACATTATTTGATGTAATATCAGTTCCATCTGCAACTACATTTGTTGTTTCAGGAAATGCTTCTAGTGTAAATAGTGCTTCTGATAAATCTTTCTTTGTAGTTGAGTTATCACCTTCATTAAGAGATTCTAATTCTTCATCAGAAAACTTATTAGCAAGACAATATGTATTAAGAGATAATATAGTTGTTAGGTCCGCAAATAATTCATTAGGAGATATAACAAGCACTTCATCATCTTTATCATTATCTGCAACTTTTGGTTTTAATTATGGTGACTTTATTCAAGTTGATGATGAAATAATGTGGATTAAGAGTATTTCCGGTTCATCAGTAGAAATTAAGAGAGGTTGTTTAGGAACAAAGGCAACTTCTCATACTAGAAATACTTTAGTTAAGAAATTAAATATTATTCCTATTGAACTTAGAAGAAATTCTATTCTAAGAGCATCTGGACATACATTTGAATATCTTGGTTTTGGTCCAGGTAATTACTCTACTGGTATGCCAACAAATCAAGATAGAGTTCTTACAGATAATGAAATCTTAGTATCTCAGGCATTACCAACTAGGGGTGGTTCAGTATTATATACTGGAATGAATAGTAATGGTGATTATTTTATTGGTAGAAAGAAATTTAATACTTTAACAGGAGAGGAAGAATTATTAGGACTTTCTGAAGAGGAATCTGGGCCAATAACCTCCTTCGATGATTTAACTGTTACAAATTTAACTGTTACTAATACTTTAGATGCATCAACAACATCATCAGAATTTGGAAATATTACAGCAGGAATTGTAACAGCAACTTCATTTAATGGACCTTTAACAGGTAATGTAACAGGAAACCTCAGTGGTAACGTTACAGGAAATCTTACTGGTAATGTAAGTGGTAACGTAACAGGAAACCTCACTGGTGAAGTTAATTCTACCTCCTTCGATACTAATACATCCGGAGTTGTAGTTACTGGAATTGCTACAGCAACTTCATTTGTTGGTAAAGGAACAATTCCAGTTGGTGGAATTATTATGTGGTCTGGAACACAGTCACAACTTGATGCAACTCCTGAATGGAAACTTTGCGATGGATCTAACGGAACTCCAGATCTTAGAAATAAATTTGTTGTTGCTGCTAATGATATTAGTAAAACAGGAACTACATCACAATCTGGAACATCTCCTTATGAACCTGGAGATACTGGTGGTAGTGCTGATGCAGTTGTAGTTTCACACATTCATAAACCAAGACCAAATTCCTCTAATCAAACAGGTTCATTTTCTATTACTAATCCCAGTGGAACTACAACAGGTTCTTATTCTCTAACTCCAGTAGCAGTAACCACTGGATCAGCATCAGATGGTCAGGGATATGCTTCAAGTGCAACAACAAATGCTTATGACCCAACTGGAAATGTTATTACTGGTGAATCTGGAACTAACAAGAATTTACCTCCATATTATGCACTTGCCTTTATTATGAGAGTTTCATAAATAATCTTATAAACAGGGGGATAGTGGAACCCAGATGGCATCACAAGACACTTATTTTAAGGTTAAAACAGGTCTAGGAGTAGGTACAGACGCATTATATGCAGATGCTCTAACTAAAAGTGTAGCAATTGGAGCTTCAGAAGCAACCTATAGTCTAGATGTTTATGGAACAATATATGGAAGTAATGATGTTTTAGTTGATAATAATGTCGGTATTGGAACAACAATACCAATTCAAAGATTAGACGTAAGAGGTGTTGGAATTGCAGAAACTGTCGGCATCGGCACGACAAATCCAGTACAAAGATTTCAGGTAAATCCTTCTGATGAATTTCCCGTAGTTATAACTGATGAAGGTTATATCGGTATCAATATAATCGAACCAACAGAAGTTTTCCAGATTCATAATGATATAGCAGGAGATAATCCAAGAATTGAAGACATAGTTATAACAGGATTTTCTTCAATAGGAATAAGAACAAGCACTCCATTATATGATTTACAATATAAAACTAGAAATTTAGATTATGATATTGTTATTAATGAAAACGGATTTATAGGTTTAAACGTACTAGAACCAGAATATAATTTAGATATTGCTAATGATGTTAGAGTTTCTGGTTTAGCTACAATTACTAATGAGTTTGTAGGTGTTTCTACAATTGGATTTGCAACTATTACTGAATCATATATAGGAGTTTCCACTATTGGTATTGCTTCTATTACCAGAGAAGTTGTAGGATTTTCTACTATTGGTATTGCTTCTATTACCAGAGAAGTAGTAGGGTTTTCTACTATTGGTATTGCTTCTATTGCTCAAGAGGTAGTAGGTGTATCAACTATTGGTATTGCTTCTATTACTCAAGAGGTAGTAGGTGTATCAACTATTGGTATTGCTTCCATTACATCTGAAGTAGTAGGATTTTCTACTATTGGTATTGCTTCTATTACTCAAGAGGTAGTAGGTGTATCAACAATAGGTATTGCTTCTATTACATCTGAAGTAGTAGGATTTTCTACTATTGGATTTGCAACTATTACTAATGCCTATGTTGGTATTGCGACTATTGGTATTGCATCTGTAGGATTCGCAACAATTACCGAAGAATTTGTAGGTGTATCAACTATTGGTATTGCTTCTATTACAACTGAGGTAGTAGGATTCTCAACAATAGGTGTTGCTTCTATTACTCGGGAAGTAGTAGGTGTATCAACTATTGGTGTTGCTTCTATCACTCAAGAGGTAGTAGGTGTATCAACTATTGGTATTGCTTCTATTACCAGAGAAGTTGTAGGATTTTCTACTATCGGTATTGCTTCTATTACAACTGAAGTAGTAGGGTTTTCTACTATTGGTATTGCTTCTATTACTCAAGAGGTAGTAGGATTTTCTACTATTGGTATTGCTTCTATTACAACTGAGGTAGTAGGATTCTCGACAATAGGTGTTGCTTCTATTACTCGGGAAGTAGTAGGATTTTCTACTATTGGTATTGCTTCTATTACTAGGGAAAAAGTTTTAGACTCTGAAATTGAAAATCTCCTTGTAACTGGAATTACAACAACAGCAAAACTAGATGTTGGTATTGGAGCAACTTTAATTCGTGCTAGAAGTTTTGGAATTACAACCATAACTGATTTAGATGGTGATAAAATTAAGGAAATTCATCCCATAGTAGGTATTGGAACAACTTTACCAACTAGAACTCTAGACGTATCTGGAGATTTAAGAGTTCGTGGTGAAGTTATTGATTCAAACAATAACGTAGGATATGGATATTCAGTATTAGCATCATCAGGTGCTATTGGAATTAGTGGGAGATTTATTGATGGTGCCAATCTCTTAATTAGAAATAAGGAATTTATTGCCGAAGAGATTGTTGGATTTATAACCTCAACAGATGGTCTTTTTGGAATTTATGGACCAAACTTCGATTATGGTCCAGTAGGTATAATCACCGGAAGAGAAAAGTGTAAGAGAGATATTGGATTAATTATTGATGCTATTGCCTTTGATATTACAAAGGGTGGAAATTCACAGTCAGTAGGTGCTGGAGTTTCATATTCTCTAGGAAATTACTTAGAGAGTAGTGTTCCAGCTCCTACTGGATTATCTGGTTATCCAGGAGGTTACGTTAAATATGCTACTCTTTCTGGAATTAGTTCCATCGCAACACTAGCACAGTATGTAATTAATAACACTCCTGTACCAGTATCATATCAACCAGAGGTTCCTTCAGGCAAGTTTATTGATGCTTCTAATTTAATCTTAAGAAATACTAGATTAATTGCTGAGGTTTCTGTTGGAAAAATGTTGGATAATTTCCCAGGATTTACTGTTCCTGGGGGTAACGATAACTGTGTTGATGATATTGTAGATGTACTAGAGGCAATTTGTTTTAATCTAAGATATGGTGGAAATAATAGAGTTTATGATGCTGCTAAGATTTATATAGATAATGATTACTTATCCGGTGAAGAAACTGAGTCCGCCTACGCATTTACCGTTGCCAGGGATCTAGCTATTCAAGCTATGAGAAATGATGTGATTGATGTTGGTGGATATACTAATGAAGAACAAGTATTTGATTATGAAGTAATTGGTGACATATCAGGTCTTGCAGGAGTTTATGACTTTGATAATGATTGTGCTGATGTTGCTTCTGCATTAACCACTTTCTTCACAATTATAACTAACGCAATTTCATTATCGTCTCTACCTACAAGTAGAACTGAACCCCCATATAGAGTTTCTCAATATATTGATTTAGAAATTGCTGCAGATGGTGATTCCAATCAAAATATATTTGGTTGTGCAAATGTTCTTTCTGCTATTCACAGTGCAGTAGGAATTGTAACCACTATTATTAATTCTGGCAGTTTAGAAGCATCTGGAATTAAAATTAATAATCCATCTGGAGCATTAACTTGGCAACCACCAGGAGCAAGAATTGGAAATGAGTGGTTTGTCAATAAACTTGGCGATGATAGAAATGGTGGAACTGGTCCTGGAGATGCTTTCTTAACAATCAAGAGAGCAGCAGCTGCAGCACAACCAGGAGATACAATCAGAGTTTATGCAGGTCTGTATATTGAAGATGGTCCTATTTCTCTAAATGAAAGAGTTGCAGTTGTTGGAGAAGATTTAAGAAGAACTCTTGTAAGTACAAGAGACAGAACTGATTTATTCTATGTAAAGCGTGGTTGCTACGTTGCCCAAATGTCCTTCGTTGGAGAATCAAATCCAGGAAAGGCTATGGTATCATTCCCAACTGAGGGATATGGATATGCTGATGGAACTGAGGAAAATTGGCAGTCACCATATGTTCAGAACTGCACGAACTTTGTCCCTGACAGTATTGGAATGAGAATTGATGGTGATAGAGCTGGTGGATTTAAATCTATGGTTCTTGATGCCTTCACTCAATATAATCAGGGCGGATTTGGAGTTTATATTACAAACTTTGGATATGCTCAGTTAGTATCACTCTTCACAATTTGCTGTGATACTGCTGTTTATTGTGATACTGGTGGTGTTTGTGACCTTAACAATTCCAACTCATCATTTGGTAATTATGGTCTTTGGGCTAATGGTTCAACTCCATTACAATATACTGGAACTGTAACTGTAGACCCAAATGCAAATGCCGAATCTAACTTAGTTGATAGATTAGTGATTAATGTTGGGGTAGGAGCATCTCAAGAATTTATTGATGCAGTTAAGATTTTAAGAGCTAATAAAGATTTTATTGCATCGGAAGTTGTTGGATTTATTACAAGCACTGGATCAAATCAAGTTTTCCCAGGTGTGGTTGCTCCATTCCCAGGAATAGGAAGTATGTTTGATTATGGTGGATCTGAAAGGGGCAGAGATTTCTGTAGAAGAGATAGTAAAATTATTATCGAACAAATTTGTTCCGATATTCTAACTTTAGGAAATAAAAATTCAATCGATGCTGGTTTAGCATATAGAGATTCTTCTGATAATGTATTAACTTATCTTGATGATTCAAATATAAGACCAGTAGGATTTAATACTGGATATGTTAAGGACGCCGAAATTGCAGCAATTAAATTTATTGCTGGAATTTCAACTTATATCGTAAGAAATCGTCAAGTACCATTTACTTTCCAATCTGGAATTGGAACTTTTTCTCAAAAATTCTTAACAGGAATAACAACTTCATCTGCAATAGATTCATTTATATCAAATAGAGCTGGAATTATCACTAGCATTATTAATGGAGGAAGATTTGCTGCCCCTCCATTAATTTTACCAAAGGGACAAAGACCTTATGATGGACAAATTGCGGTTATTGATACTCAATATTATTTTGTAAGCAAAATTGTAATTACAAATCCTGGAAGTGGTTATGACCCTGCTGTTCCATTAGACCTCACAATATCCCCACCACTTCCACCAGGAGATCCTAATGAAGGATTCTTTATTCCAGCAGAAGCAGCTGTATTTGAAGCAGATATTGACCCAGTTACTGGAAGTATTAATGGAGTAAATATTATTTCTTCTGGAACTGGATATGATATCAATAATCCACCAACAGTAACAATTCCAGCACCTCCAGGTATTGGTACTACTGCTACTGCTGTTGCAGTGCTTGATAAACTATTCTTTAATCCAGTTTCTTCAACTCCAGTTTCTGCTGGAGGAACTACCACAGTTGTATTTGATGAATTTATATCATATGCTCCTCTAATTGGAGTTGGTTCAACAGTTTATTTCTACCAGTCCAGTAAAATTATTGCTAGCTCAATTACATTTGAGTATGTTGGAACTGGTATAAATATTGTAAATGCGATTCCATCTAAAGGAGCCGTTCCAATTGACGAAAATCAAATAATTGCTACAAATGGAGGTAAAGTTCCATTCACAAGCACTGATCAAAGTGGTGACTTTAGAATTAGTGAAGGTTTGACCATAAACCAAAATACAGGAACTATTAGTGGTCAAGCATTTAGTAAGAGCTTACAAGCAGAAGTAACCCCATTAATTTTAGCATTACAATAAAAAAATGGCTCAATTACCTTTAAATCAATATAGAACATATACTGGAATAGTTAGTACTACTAATACAGTTTTATACTCAACTAGAACTGGTTATACTAGTATTATTCTTTATGCACAAGTTGCCAATACAGGAACTGGTATTGGCACAGTATCTTTTTATCATCAAAGAACAAATAGAACTGGTCCAAGTACAGTATCTACTGAAATTATAAGTAACGGATTAATTCCCCCAAATGATTCTTTAATTTTACTTGATGGTAAGTTAGTTTTAGAAAAAACTGCTAATGTTACCGATAAAATTACTATGGTTGGTGTTTCAACAACAAATCCCAATCATTTAAAATATACAATTAGTGTTCTTGAAACTCTTAATCAATAATTAATCATAAATAAATTTACAACGGGGGATAGTGGAACCCAATTATGGCAAGATATCTAAGTAGAAGAACTGTAAGAACACCTCAGTCAAGATTAACTCCAGACAGGTATCAATATCTAGGACTAAATCAAGCTGAGCCTAACTTAGGTGATCCCCCAGGTGGTAATCTTCCAATTGGTCAGCAGTATATGCTGATCAGTTTAACAGAATATCCAGGACAAAGATATTGGGTTGCCGTTCCACCAGGTCAAATTGAATTAGGCATTACAGTAAGAGATGAGGGTCAAATAGTTGGCGGAAACGCCGGTATTGGTTCAATTACTCAGTTAAACTTTGTCGGTTCTGGGGTAAGAGTAACTGGTGTTGTTACTGAAGGTCTTGGTATCGCTACAATATTTATAGATTCCCTTTCTTCAGTTCTAGAGCCTATTGATAGTAATCCAAGATATATTGGATTTACAACCGTTAGAGGAGGTGGTGTTTCTACATCATTAGATATAGCACCTAATACTTTAGTATTCATTCCAAGTACTCAAAATCTTGGTATTGGTTCAACACAGCCAAACTACGATTTAGATATTGGTGCCGGAACTACTATTAAAATAGGTGGAGATTTAGTAGATAGTTATGGAAATCTAGGTCCAGTAACTCAAGACAGATATTTAAAATCTTTAGGCCCTGGATTGGGGGTAACATGGGATATTGCATTAGGTGAAAGAGGACCACAAGGAATCCAGGGAATTCAGGGAATCCAGGGAACTCAAGGAATTCAGGGAACTCAAGGAATTCAGGGAACTCAAGGAATTCAGGGAAGACAAGGAATACAAGGAACTCAAGGAATTCAGGGAATTCAAGGAAACTTTGGACCACAAGGAATTCAGGGAAATCAAGGTATTCAAGGAATTCAAGGAAATTTTGGACCACAAGGAATCCATGGAATTCAGGGATTTCAGGGAAATAAAGGTATTCAAGGAATTCAAGGAAATTTTGGACCACAAGGAATCCAGGGAATTCAGGGAAATCAAGGACTTCAAGGACTTCAAGGAACTCAGGGGTTACAAGGGAATCTTGGAGTTCAGGGAATTCAAGGCATTCAAGGATTTCAGGGAATTCAGGGAATTCAAGGTGTTCAGGGAATTCAAGGAACTCAAGGTACTCAGGGAACTCAAGGCATTCAAGGAACATTTGGTCCTCAAGGTGTTCAGGGTATTCAAGGGACTCAAGGTTTAACTGGTTCTGTAGGATCTACTGGTGCTCAGGGAACCCAGGGAATCCAGGGAACTCAAGGAATCCAAGGAATTCAAGGAATCCAAGGAATTCAAGGAACTCAGGGGATTCAGGGGATTCAGGGAACTCAAGGAATTCAGGGATTGCAAGGTGCCACTGGATTAACTGGTTCGCAAGGAACTCAAGGAATTCAGGGAACTCAAGGAACTACAGGAACTCAAGGTTTTCAAGGAATTCAAGGACTTCAAGGAATTCAAGGACTTCAAGGAATACAGGGTGTTCAAGGCATTCAAGGTTTAACTGGAGATACGGGAACAACAGGATTTCAAGGAATACAGGGTGTTCAAGGTAGAGTTGGTTCTCAAGGTGTCCAAGGAATTCAAGGAATTCAAGGTACTCAAGGAATTCAAGGAAGACAAGGAATACAGGGTACTCAAGGAATTCAAGGTATACAAGGATTAATTGGTAGAGGAATTACAGTTCTAGGTTCTGTAGCAACATCTACTTCATTACCAGGATATCCAAGTTCATATGGTGGTTTATCTGGTGATGCGTATATTACTGAAGATGATAGTCATTTATGGATATGGAATGGATCCACTTGGGTTGATACAGGAACCGTAAGAGGACCTCAGGGAACTCAAGGAATTCAGGGAAGACAAGGAATACAAGGAATTCAAGGAATTCAAGGAATTCAAGGCACTCAAGGCATTCAAGGAATTCAGGGAAGACAAGGAACACAGGGAACATTTGGTTCAACAGGCACTCAAGGCACTCAAGGAATTCAAGGTATCACAGGCCCAAGAGGTTTACAAGGATTTCAGGGAATACAGGGAATAATTGGATCTGTAGGAGCACAAGGAACACAGGGAGTTCAAGGAACTCAAGGATCACAAGGAACATCTGGATCCCAAGGTGCTCAAGGTATTCAAGGAATTTCTGGAACAGGACTCCAGGGCATTCAAGGTATTCAAGGAACATCTGGATCCCAAGGTCTCCAAGGAAGACAGGGAACACAAGGTATAACAGGTTCCGGATTCCAAGGTATTCAAGGAATTCAAGGAGGAACTGGAACTCAAGGATTTGCTGGTAATGATAGTACTATTCCAGGACCTCAAGGTATCCAGGGAAGACAAGGAATTCAAGGTATATCAGGGGTTTTAGGATCTCAAGGAACTCAGGGACCAATTGGACCACAAGGAACTACAGGAACTCAAGGATTCCAAGGTATTGCTGGTGGAATAGGTTCTCAGGGAACTCAGGGAATTTCTGGTTCAATTGGTATTCAAGGAAGACAGGGTATTCAGGGAATTGGTGGTGCTGGTGGAACCCAAGGTATACAAGGTATTCAGGGAACTACAGGTTCTCAAGGAAATCAAGGAACTCAAGGAACTCAAGGATTACAAGGTCAACAGGGAAATACTGCTCTTGCTGTTGATTCTGCAAGAATTTTATCTCCAAAATCTTCAAATTATACAACTGTAGATACTCAAGGTTCTTACATTTATTGGAACCGTAATATTGGGGATGGTGGGACTTGGTTTATTAACCAACAAGGTGCTGGTGCTGGTGGATTTAGATTTTCACACTCCAATACAAGTAATGTATTGAATAATAATTTTGTATTAATTAATTCATTTGGTGATTTATTCTTTGATGGATATTCAGATACAACAACAAGTCAGGGAAGAGGTATATTCTGGACTGGTTACGATAAGGAAGGAATAGGAGATAGGAGTGATACTGCATATATTCGTCATTTAACTAATGTTGGAGGATTGCCTGGTTCTGTACTTGAAATTGCATCACAAAATGATGTTGGTGATGGAGTAAACTTCTGGGTTCCTGATAGTAATGCAGTAAGAATTAATGGAAATATTGTCCTAAACGCTGCCAACTATACATCATATACTGGGGGAACTGCCACCAAGATACAAGATACTGTTGCAACTAATGATTTTATTCGTGTTCAAGGTGGTTCTGATGGTACTAATTCTGGATGGTTAGAAATTGCTACAGCAGACGATGGAACTGAACCAATTTATGTTCGTCAATATACAGGAGTATTTTCAACAGTAGCAAGAACTCTCACTCTTCTTGATGGTTCTGGGCAAACAAGTATTCCAGTAAGACTTGGAATTAATAGAACTCCAGGTTCTTCATATCGTCTAGATGTAAATGGTGATGCCAATATTGATGGAACCCTGTATGTAGATGCAATTTCATCTTCTGGAGGTATTACATCTGGATATTGGTTAAACACAACTTATGGAACAAATGAAATTAAAGCTGGTACTGGTGATGGTGCTAGTAGATCTGTTTATAATATGTGTATTCGTTCTTGGTGGGGAATTGGATTTAGAGATTACACAGATGGTTCAGTAGTAAAAGCATTTTTAGATTGTAGAACTGGAAACTTTGAAAGTGATGGAACTATACGTGCTGCTTCTTTTGTTGGTCGAAGTGATAATGCATTTTATGCAATTGGAACTAATGCTACAAATGATGTTTGGGGAGGTTCTATTGAAATTCGTGAAGTTAATGAAGTAGGAAATACAAATACAACAAGTCCTTATGCCCCAGGTATTACATTCCACTGGGGAAATGTAGCTGCATCTGCAATTAAGATGTATAGTGATGCTTCAATTAGATTTATTGCACAGAACTCTACAGGTTCTTCTTATCGTTCTATCTATTGCGATACACTTTATGCAAGTTCAGTTGTAACATCAACCATTTCTTCAGTTACTGGTGATATTAGTCTTACTGGAGAACTTAATTTTATAGGAAATAATAATAAGTATATTGATTTCTATACATCTTCTGGGCAAGCAGCACATTTAAGATTAGTTAATGGAAATGATTTTAAAACTGGAATTAGAATGTTTAGAGATGGTGGAGTTGAACTCTATCATAACGATTTTAGAGAGCTTTATACGACTTCTTCTGGTATTGTCGTAAATGAATCCGTCCAGTTAGGAACAGTATCTACTGGTTTTTATGGTGATACAGTTAATCTAGCAGTTAGAATGCCAGCGACATCTCCAGGAGGAGGTTTTTATGTTCAAAGTAATTCTGGAGCACAAACTTGGGCACTATTTACAACAGGAAATCTAACTGTATATGGAACAGTAACATCAAGTTCTGATGTTAGATTAAAAGAGAATATTAAATCTATAGATAATGCCTTAGAGAAGGTTCATAATCTTCGTGGAGTTGAATTTGATTGGAAAGATACAAAACAGCACCAAATTGGTTTAATTGCACAAGAAGTTGAGGAAGTAATTCCAGAAATTGTTACTGAGAAAAATGGAACAAAATCAGTTGCTTATGGAAACTTGGTTGCTGTATTAATTGAAGCAATTAAAGAACTTAAGAATGAAGTAGAACAACTTAAGAATAAATAGGAGTAAAAACTTATGGCAATATTACAAACAGATGCTGATAGCATAGCACTTACCGATAATTCTGGGAAACAATTAGTTAGAACTAGTGGAAGTGTAATAGATGTAGGATTTTCATCAAATTCTTTGAACTATAATACAAATCCACCTAATATCTTTCAACAAAATCAAGAAGTAAACGGACTTACGGTTTCAATAACACCAAAAAGTTCTTCTTCAAAGTTTTTATTATCAGCTCATATAAATTTTAATGGAACTCCCCTAAATTTCTTCTTTTTTAATTTTAGAAGATATGTTAATGGATCATTTAGTGCAAATTTAGGATCTTCTGCAGGTATTACAGTTTATAGTAGTGATGGTCAGTTTGAACTTAGGGGAACTCATTCTCCTGTTTCCTTTAGTTGGTTAGATAGTCCATCAACGACTGCAACTTTAACTTACGGAGTTGGTGCTAGGGCAACTGGTGGAACAGCTTACTACAATAGATATGATGGAATTTTAAGTACTCTTAGAGTTTTGGAGATTGTTTAAATGGATAAAATAGAAATCATTATAAAAGCTATAAATCAAATAAATCCAAATTCTAGATGGAAAATATATGGTGAAACATATGAAGATATAGAATGGTTGGAAGATAGTGAATATAACCCATCAAAGGAGGAATTGGAGGAAGAAATACAAAAACTTAAAAATGAATGGGAAGAAAAAGAGTACCAAAGACTTCGTGGTCCAGAGTATCCATCTTTAGGAGATTTTGCAGATGCGATGTATTGGAACTCAAAAGGAGACTCATCACACCTAGAGGCATACTTTGCTGCTTGCGAAGCAGTCAAAAATAAGTATCCTAAACCATAAGAATAAATAACTAATAATTCCCATTAAAAATGGCAGTATCAATTGTAAACCTTTCTATAGAACAGGGGACTGATTTTTCTTTGTCGTTAACCCTTAAATCTAATGGTGCCCCAATAGATTTAACTAATTACAATTTTACTGCCAAAATGAAAAAGCACTATAGTGCTTCAAACTATTATCCATTCTTAATTACAAAAGAACTTCCATATTCTTCCGGGAAAGTGACTATTGGTATGGCAAGTTCAATCACCTCTACTATATCTCCTGGAAGATATGTTTATGATGTTCTAGCAACTACTGGTATTGGAACTACTGCTAGCACATCTAAATACTTCAAAGGAACTATAATAGTAGAGGGAACTTCATCCTAATGGAAATTGAAGTAGATGTTTCTAGTACAAATATAAGTGTAGATTTATCTCAAGGAAGTAATATTGAAATAACTTCATCATCTTCTGGAGTTGATGTTGGGATTCCCCCTTCAGATGATATTAATGTAAATGCTTTACTTCCAACAGGACTTCAAGGATTTCAGGGTATTCAAGGATTTCAGGGCATTCAAGGAATTCAAGGATTTCAGGGTATTCAAGGAGTTCAGGGTATTCAAGGACCTCAAGGTACTCAAGGTGTTCAAGGAATTCAAGGTGTCCAGGGACAGCAAGGAATATCTGGACAATCTTTTAATCAGGGAATTCAAGGTATTCAGGGTATAACTGGATCTCAAGGAATTCAAGGTATTCAGGGGAATCAGGGACCGCAGGGAATTCAAGGTATTCAGGGTATTCAGGGTATAACTGGATCTCAAGGAATTCAAGGTATTCAGGGGACTCAGGGAATTCAAGGACCTCAAGGAACTCAAGGAACTCAGGGAACACTGGGATTACAAGGAACACAAGGAAACTTTGGACCCCAAGGTGTACAAGGAAATCAAGGTGTTCAGGGAACACAGGGAAACTTTGGACCCCAAGGTGTACAAGGAAATCAAGGTGTTCAGGGAACACAGGGAAACTTTGGCGCCCAAGGTATTCAGGGAATTCAGGGAACTTTTGGTCCACAAGGAGTTCAAGGTAATACTGGTATTGGTTCACTAGGACTTCAGGGAATACAGGGATTTCAGGGAATACGAGGAAATGGAATTCAAGGTATTCAGGGTTTATCCGGAGTTCCAGGAATAACAGGAGCTCAAGGATCTCAAGGGATTCAAGGTCCATTTGGATTTGTTGGTAATCAGGGAATTCAAGGTAGACAAGGAATTCAAGGAATTCAAGGAACGACAGGTATTGGTTCTCAAGGATTTCAAGGAATTCAAGGATCTCAGGGACTGCAAGGAATCCAGGGATCTCAAGGTACTCAAGGAATTCAAGGTACTCAAGGAATTCAAGGTACTCAAGGAATTCAGGGAACTCAGGGAATTCAAGGAACTCAAGGTACTCAGGGAATTCAAGGAACTCAAGGTACTCAGGGAATTCAAGGAACTCAAGGTACTCAGGGAATTCAAGGAACTCAAGGTACTCAGGGAATTCAAGGTGTTCAAGGAATTCAAGGCATAACAGGTGCTGGATTCCAAGGCATTCAGGGAGAACAAGGAATCCAAGGAATTCAAGGAAGTTTTGGACGACAAGGAATCCAGGGAATCCAGGGCAGACAGGGAGTTCAGGGAAATCAAGGTATTCAGGGAATTCAAGGACCTCAAGGCATTCAAGGTACTCAAGGAATTCAGGGAATTCAAGGATCTCAAGGTACTCAAGGAATTCAGGGAATTCAAGGAATCCAGGGAGAAATAGGAACTCAAGGAATCCAAGGAACTCAGGGAATTCAAGGACCTCAAGGCATTCAAGGTACTCAAGGAATCCAGGGAATTCAAGGACCTCAAGGTACTCAAGGAATCCAGGGAATTCAAGGACCTCAAGGTACTCAAGGAATCCAGGGAATCCAGGGAATCCAGGGAATTCAAGGACCTCAAGGTACTCAGGGAATTCAAGGACCTCAAGGCATTCAAGGTACTCAAGGAATCCAGGGAATTCAAGGACCTCAAGGTACTCAAGGTATTATTGGTCCAGTAGCTGGTTCTGCAGGCCAAGTTGTATATAAAGATTCTTCTAATAATCCAACAGGATCTAATAATTTAACCTTTGATGGATCCAATCTTTATGTTGCTGGTAATATTACTGTTGGGGGTACTACAGCATTTCTTGCAGTTAATGAACTTAAAGTTACTGATAAAGATATTGTAGTTGGGTTTACAACAAATGCGTTAAATCAAGAGGTTTCTTCAGATACTACAGCAAGTAGTGGTGGTATTGCTGTTGCTTCTACTGAAGGAACTCCATTAATTAGTATGAATTCTGGTGGAGAAATTACTCCAGATACCTATAAGCAATTGATGTGGTTTAAGTCTGGTAGTTTCACTGGACTGAACACTGATGCTTGGATATTTAATTATGGTGTTGGTATTGGGAAAACGCAGATTAATAATGGAGTAAGACTTGCTGTAGGTGGAATGCAAGTTACTGATACAACAGTAAGCACTCAACAACTTAATGTTTCTGGCGTATCAACAATATCAGTCAATAGTTCTTCAGATGCATTAAGAATCACACAAACAGGAACTGGTAATGCTCTGGTAGTTGAAGATGATACAAATCCTGATGCAACTCCCTTTGTAGTTACTGGTACTGGTTCTGTCGGCATAGGAATCACAAATCCACAACAAGAACTTCACGTATATGTTGGGTCTGGAAATGCAGATGTCAGAATTCAAGCTGGTGCTGCATCTTATATGGATGCTTTCCATAGTTCCACCACTGCAACATATGGATTATGGGGATCTTCATCTACAAGTAGATTCGTAATAGGTACTAATCTCGCAGAAAGATTTGCAATAGATGCATCTGGTAATGTTGGTATTGGGGTCACAAATCCATCAAATTTACTTCATATTTCAGGGTCTTCAGGGACATTATTAAGACTGGATGGTGGTGCTGGTGGAACTGGAACTAGAGATATTTTTATCAGTGAATTTAATACTGCTACTTATGGTGGAATTATAAGATATAATAGTGAGGCAGACTTATTTACTTTTGGTACAGTAGAAAACTCCGTAGTTATAAATGCAATAAACGTTGCTAGAACAACTGGAAATGTTGGAATAGGATATTCTTCCATAAATTCATTAGCAAAACTTTCAGTTTCAGGGACCACTTTAATAAACACCAATAGTTTAACAGGAACAGCATCTCAAACACTACAAGTAACTGGTGGTGCTTATATTTCTAGTAATCTTGGGGTTGGTGTTACTAATCCAGGGACTGCTTTAGAAATATTTGGTAGTGGTCCACACTTAAGAATTGCATCAAACGCTACAAGTGGTTATGGATTTATTCAATTGGGAAGGAGCGCTACAGCATCTCAAAACTGGCATTTTGGAAGTGAAGGAAATAATTATTTAAACTTCTGGAATGGTATCTGGGGATCTGGAATTGGTCCACTATTATCACTATATTCTGCTGGATCTACAACCACTCATGCAGTTCTTATTAATAATCAATCATTAACAGGAACAGCATCACAACCACTTCAGGTAAATGGTGGTGCTTATGTTTCTGGTAATGTTGGAATAGGACTGACAAATCCAGCAGATAAACTTCACGTATCTGGAACAATAAATGCAACTTCAGATATAAGTCTTGGTGGAGAATTAAATTTATATGGAGTGAATAATAAGTATATTGACTTTTATACTAATTCAGGACAAGCAGCACACTTAAGACTAGTTGATTCTGGAAGCACATCATTCCATGTTGGGGTTAGAATGATTCGTGATGGTGCTACTGAATTGTGGCACAATAATGCAATTAGAGTTACAACAACTTCTTCTGGACTTTATGCTGGTGGAGCAACTTTAGGTTCTAATGTTGGAGATATCTTAACAATTGGTGAATTTTATCATAATAATGGAAATGCTTCCTATATTAGAATAGTATCTACTAGAACTACCACTACACAAAATTGGACAGGAAGTTCAACAAAAATTCTTAATGTAACTGATGTAACATCTCAAGGATATATTGAATTTAATCCTAATGGTGCCGAAAGTGGAATAGCATTTGGGCAGAGTTCAAACGAATTTGCAAGATTTTTAAATAATGGAAATCTTGGAATAGGACTAACAAATCCAGGACAAAAACTAGATGTATCAGGTTCTATAAGAGCATCATCACAACTTATATCAACTGTAGCAACAGGAACAGCACCATTAAGTGTTTCTTCTACAACTCTTGTAACTAACTTAAATGCTGACTTACTTGATGGTAAGAATACTGGAACATCAGGTAATACAATTCCACTTTTAGATGGAATTAATACTTGGGGGGGAATTCAATCATTCACTAGTCAATTAAATGTAGATTATGTAACAAATGAAACTAATGCTCATATATTTGTAAGAGGTTCTAGTGGAGATTTGTCCAGAGAAGGAAAAATAAGACTTGGCGGAACTTTTGGATCTGGTACAGATACTGCCACAAGATTAATTGCTTCTCTTCGTGCTGGATTTAGTGGTGGAACATGGGGTACTGAATATCTTGATTTTTATCTGAATAATGCTACTAATGACTCCACGTCCGATGATTATCAAGGAAGAGTGATGAGACTTGGTTATGGCGGACAAACTTGGTTAACAGGGACTGCAGATCCTGTCTTGAGAGTTGTTCAGGGAACTGCATCGAGTGGAAGGTGGGTTATCCGAGCAGAGACTACAGGAATTACTAACGATACTGGAATCTACCAAGATGCATCAAACAATATGCAGTTTGCTGCAAGAGATGGTTCTGGAACTTTAAGATTAGTATTAGATACAAATAATACTTCAGGTTCTTATTTGAATACAACTGCAGGATTTAGTATTGGTAAAAATACCACAACTTCAGGATATACAGATTTAGGAACTAACTTAAGAATTGGTGTTCATAGTAAGGCAGGCACCTATTCTATGTCCGGTACAACTACAGTTACTGTAACTTGTACTAATCACGGATTAACTACTGGAGATTCAGTTTATATTGACTTTACTTCCGGAACTGCGGTTGATAATTATTTCAATCAAGTAACAGTAACAAATGCAAATGTATTTACTGTTACTGCTGGTGGGGCTTTGACTACCAGTGGAAACTGTACAATTTATCCAGAAACTCAATTAAGATTTACTGGCGTTTTTGGAGATGGTGGTAACACATACGACCATACAGTAATATCTGACAGACTTTATGGTGCTGTAGATAGAGCAGAGTTACTTATCTTTAAAGGTAATGATGGTGGTACATCAATTCAAGATAATATAAGACTTGCTGCTTCTGGTGATATTTACTTCCATGCTGGAGCTGGAACTCTTGCTTATAATGGATACATTAACTCTTTCGGAAACTCTGTTGCTTCTTCTACTGTTTCTATTCTTGCATCTGGTTTAGTTGGTGCGGGTACTGTAAGTCCATCAACAAGACTTGAAGTATTCAATACAGCAACTTCTGGTCATCTTACATTAGCAGCAAATGATGCTAGTGCCTCAGATCAAACTGGAATAGATCTTGATTGGAGAGTAAAAGATCAAGGTCACGTAGTTGGAAGAATAAGATCCTATTATACATCTTCTCTTTCTGGTGGTTCTGGAGGTCTTAGATTATTCACTAGAAATGTTGGAACTCTAGGTGAAGTAATTAGATTACAACCAGATGGTGCGGTTGGTATTGGAGTATCAAGTCCAATTAGAAGATTGCATTTAGCACAAAATACTGCAGCAGAATTTATAATTGAACAACTTGATGGCAGACCAAATTTCAGAAAGTGGAATTTTGTTGCAGATGCTGGAAATTCACTTACCACAGGAAATTTCTATCTGAGATTATTAAATGATGCTGGAAATGCAACATCAAAGACTTTTTGGAGTATTACAGGTTCCACTAATACACATTTCCTATATGATGGTCTTGTAATTAATACAGGATCTACCACAGGAACATCAAATCAAAATCTTCAAGTTTCTGGTGGTGCTTATATTTCTGATAATGTTGGTATTGGGGTCACAAATCCAGCATTTAAATTGGATGTAAATGGGACTGTTGGAATTAGAAATACCTTAGGAATTAGTGAATCTGGAGGATCTGGGAATAGATTATTAATTTCCACTTCTGGATCTAGTGCAATATTTAATCAAAATGACAACTCTAATATAGTTTTTCAAACTTCAGGAGCAACAAGATTTACTATTTCTCATACAACTGGAAATGTAACAGCAACAGGTACTGTTCAGGGTACACAACTTATATCAACAGTAGCAACAGGAACATCACCATTAACTGTTTCTTCTACAACTCTTGTAACTAACTTAAATGCCGACTTACTTGATGGATGGAATTCAACTGGATATGTTCAATTAACAGAAGCATCAACAAACTGGAATAATTACCACCACCCTGGTGGACAATATTATACTGCAGTTCATGGTGTTGCAAATAATCATAATAACTTTATACATGAAGGATTCTATCATGTAGATCCTAATGGTGGTGCAAATAATCCGACAAATACTTATGCTTATTTGAGAGTTCATAGACATTTGAATAGTAACTATGGACTTCAAATTCACTATCCATCTGGTGATGCTTCATATTATGAAATGAGGCAGGCATATGATAGTGCTGGTAGTAGACTTTGGACTTCTTGGTTCACATATCCTTCACTAGAAAGAAATAATACTTGGACTGGAGCACAGTTATTTACTGGAAATATTGGAAACTCTCCAAGTGGTGCTACTAATGGTGTTTGGGTTGGACAAAGTGCTACTGGAGATGGACAAATTCAATTAATTGGAAATTCTTGTCAGATTGACTTCTCAAATGGAACTGAAGATTTTGACATGAGAATCATCAGAGCGGGTGATGATATTTTACAAATTAATGGTGGGGGACTTCATCTAGAAAATGATTTAAGATTAACAGGGACATCACCAACTATTGCTTTAATTGATACAGATCATGCAACTGCAAGTATTCATGTAAATTCAAATGTTTTTCATATTTTAAGAAACTCTGCAGGTGCTGCTGGATGGAATGCAGTTGATGGAATATGGCCATTAACAATAAATCTTCTCAATAATGATGCAACTTTTGGAAGAACTGTTTATTCTGGTGCATATCAAAATGTAGCTCATTTTTCTGCAGACTGGAGAAATGATGGTGTAACAGCATTAAATGCATCTTACAACTATATAATGACTTCTGCAAATGATACTGGACAGAAACTAGTAATGTTTGTAAACAGTTCTACAAGAACTACTGATGGTGGCGCAAATTCTGCAACGGTTAGAAATGATGGTGGACCTTTCAATTTGGGAAGTAATTCTTATCAAACAACCATTTTTGGATCTAATACAATAGTTTCTGGTGCGTTGGGTGTAAACAGTCAAACTCCAACATCGGGATATGAGTTTGATGTAAATGGTGATGGAAGATTTGTTGGAAATCTTTGGGTATCAGCAGGAAATACTACTGGTGGTGGAATCATACTTGCTGATGATGGTGATATTGTAGATCTTAATGATGGTTATGCATCCATGAGATTTAGTCTTGGGGTTAGAATTTATAGTGGAAACAGAAGTGGTACTCCAGTCATTACTTTAGGTAATGATGGTAATGTATCTGGTAATAGATTTATATCAACAGTAGCATCACCAACAGCACCATTAAGTGTTGCTTCTACATCTCTTGTAACTAACTTAAATGCTGATTTACTTGATGGATATAATGTAGGAACTTCTGGGGGTACAATTCCACTCTTAAATGGTTCTAATACTTGGAGTTCTCAACAAACTTACAATACAAATATTTTCTTCAATTCTGGAACTGAAAGACAAATCATATTTAATAATGGAACTACAAACATTTATTATTATGGAAACTCTTCTTGGGTTGGAATGTATGATGGGACAAATGGAAGACATGTTTGGTACTATGTACCTGCAGACAACAGATTTTATGTTGATAGAAGTGCCACTTTCAACTCTGATATTATAGTACCACAAAATAATAATACTACAGGTGGTGGTATCAACTTTAATGGTGCTGGAAGTGCATTTATTCGTGGAAGAAACCAAGATGGTGCCAGCAGCACACTTTCAAACCTTCAACTGCAATCTTGGTTTGGTATTGGTTTTGGACCATCAATTTCAGGACAAACTGTTCCAGTTGGTGAAAATGCTTTCTGGATTAATGTAAGAGATGGAAGTTGGGGTTCAAGAGGTGGTGGATCAATTGGAGGAGGTATTAGTGTTTCTGGTTCGGTTGGATTAACTGGAGAACTTGATTTTGGAGGAACTCCAAATGATAAGTACATAGATTTCTATACTAAAAATTCTGGTGGCACAAACTTTAATGCTACCTTTAGGTTAGTAAATCACGATTCTACATCATTTCATAATGCAATTGTAATGCAAAGAGAGGGTGCTGTTCAACTATACCATAATAACTCTTTAAGATTTGATACTATAGTAGATGGGATCAGAATACAACAATCAACTGCTTACTGGACTGGATTTGCTCCACAGAATAATTATGTTTCCGCATCTTTAGAAGGTGGTTGTTATATCGACTTTAGAAATGAATCTGGAGTACCTAAAGGAAGTATTCATCATATTTTCCAAACTAATGGTGGTACAGAATTAAGATTCTATGTTACTGCAGACAGTGTTGCCAGAGGAACTGATAATAGAACTCAAATACTAGAGTTGCAGTCAAACTCAACTGCAGTATTTAATCAGAGTAAAGTTGGTCTTGGTGTTGCGCCAAACTTAGCAGCAGCATTTGGACAAAGAGCAGCAGCATTATGTCTTGGCGATAGCGATACTGGTATTGCTCAAAATGGAGATGGTCAATTAGAACTTTGGTCTAACAATACAGAAGTCATTAACATAGCATCAAACCAGGTTGATATCTATGATCCCACAGTAATATCATTTAATGGAAATCAGTTACTGATGTATCATAGTGGAACAACACCTACAGTTATCCACAGAAATGATTCTTTCGATTATTATATTCTTCTTTCTAATGCTACTGCTGGAGCAACTGGTACTTGGAACACTCTAAGACCACTTGTAATTAATTTAACCAGTGGAGTTTTGAGGTCTGATAATGGACAAGTTTTCACAGGAGGGACGAGAATTGGGGGCGCTGCTTCTCGTTCTAGTTCCGGATTAACTGCAGGATTTACAAATAATACTACATTTGCTGCTAATACTGATGTTGGAGATGGAGTTAGAACACTTTCTCTTGTAAATGAGAGCACCACTACAAATGCGATGAGTGTTCTTGCATTTAGAGTTAATCCTAGTAGTGCAAATGCTAATGCCATGTTGGACATGAAATTTGTCCAAACGGGTGCTACAAATACCTCAGCATTACATTATTCATTCAATCATAATAATAGTTGGGTAGATAGGTTTACAATTCTTTCTTCTGGAAATATTGGAATAGGAAAAACTAATCCAGGATCTATTTTAGATGTTAATGGAGAAGCAAGATTTACTTCAGATAATGCTATTGTTGCAACAGGAACTGCTGCAAGTGACGATGTTTGGGGGGGTTGTATTGAAATCAGAGAGATTAACCAAGTTGGTAATACTCAAACTGGATCTCCTTATGCCCCCGGTATTACATTCCACTGGGGAAGTGTAGCTGCATCTGCAATTAAGATGTATAATGATGGGTCTATTAGATTTATTTCTCAAGGATCTACTGGTTCTACTTATAGACCAATTTATGCAAATCAATTTATATCTAACGTAGCAACAGGAACAGCACCATTAAGTGTTTCTTCTACAACTCTTGTAACTAACTTAAATGCTGATTTACTTGATGGTATTGACTCTGGAAGAGTTATTTTTGGAGGTAACACAACTAAAGTTACTAATGTCTCCAATATTAATAGTGCTTTATCTTGTGGGTTTTATGATATTAATAATGGAACTGGAAGTCCCACAGCAGGTACTTGGCATCATGTGATTAACTCCAGACATAATAATGAAGGAAATCATTATGCGATGCAAATTGCTGGAAATTTCTTTTCTGGTTCTGTTGGAGATTTATTTTATAGAGTTATTGATAACGGAACTCCAACTTCTTGGCATAGGATATGGCACGCTGGTAATTCTTATACTTCTAAAGCTTGGGTTAGATTTTCTGGAACAACAATAAACGGTTCTGGTAATGTTTCTAGTGTTAATAATACAAGCACTGGAAATTATACTGTTAATTTTACTAGCGCACTTTCAAGCGCTAATTATTCAGCAGTATCAGATTCTTCAAGCACTACCGCTTCAAGAGTAACTGGATATAATACAGGATCACTTAATTTAATTACTTATGATTCTGGTCTTGTAAATGCATCAACTGTTTCTGTTATAGTGATGTTATAATTATTAATATATAATAAATTACTATTTTTTTAATATGACAGATAAATTAATAATTTACCCACAAGAAAATAATACAATTTCAATATTGATTCCTACTGGAGAACTTCCAATTGATGATGTTTGTCTTAAAGATGTTCCAGATGGAATACCTTATATTTTAATAAATAAATCAGATTTGCCAAACGATTGGATTTATAGAAATGCTTGGGATGCAGATTTCTCAAATCCAGATGGTTATGGTATTGGTTCAGAAAAATGGATGGAACTAAAAAACAATCAAAAGGAGGAAAATATTTTATGATTAAAATAAATGTAGAGAAAGCGAAAGAGATTCATAAAGACATTATTAGGCAAGTAAGAAATCCTTTACTAGAAAAGAAAGATATTGAATTTATGAGAAGTTTGGAATCTGGAGATCTTGAAAGAATGGATCAAATTAAAGAAGAAAAACAAAAACTTCGTGATGTTACTAAAATTGTTGATAATGTAGAAATTAATGAGAATAATGCAATAGAAGCAACTCAACAATTAAAGCAAGTATGGGATTCTTCTATTCTTGGTGATAATCCATTATAAATAACTAAGTATTTCAACCATTAGTTTTCGATTCTATTATGTCTGAACAAAATAATGTAACCGAGCAGCAATCACATCTTCAAAGTGCTGTAACTCAACAACAAAAAATTGTAGATGAAATTAATTCTCTAAGCAATCAGTTAGTAATTAAAAGAGAGCAAGCAACTAAACTACAAGGTATTATTGAATATCTAAATGGTATTGGAGTAAAACTACCTGAAAATACTGAAGTTTCACCAGAATTTACTTCTGAAGATCCTAATAGCTAATTAAGATATAATTTATCTTCAAACCTGACAGAGTGATTCTAGATAACTTTTGATATTGTGTCAAGTTGACAGATAAATTTTTTTATAATATAATATTAAAGTCTTAGATTCTTTGTATCTTTGAGAATCCAAGACCCGTTCAAGGTGGTGGGACGGTTTACAAGGTGGAACACAGAGGGGTATTTTTACCCCTCTTTTTTTATAAATAATAGGGCACAGAGTGTACCCTATTATGAGTAATGTAGAAAAATACAGAAAAAATCAATACGAATATATTCTCTCCAAAAAAAGAGTTCCTTGTTCAGACTGTGGTGGGTTATTTCCTGAAGTTTGTATGGATTTTCATCATTTAGATGAAGAAACAAAGGAAAATTCTTTAAAAAAATGGAGAACATCTATGTCTGGTAGAATGCGTAGATGGAGTAAAAAAAGAATTGATGAAGAATTGGAAAAATGTGTAGTTATATGTGCTAACTGTCACCGTATTAGACATTTTAAGATTGATAACCAGGACACTCCCTGAACTGTCCCTTTAATCTCCCAAAGACCCCTTTTTTCTTGTATGATACTAGAAGTTCAAAAGCACACCGTATGTCCGTCAATCTAGAAGTCAAAGGATCACTCGCAAAGTGTCTTGCGACTGAGAACCTGATTGTTGAGCACAAGAAAGTTCCGACTGCTTGCTTTGACGTTGATCGTCGTGTTCTGACTCTTCCTACCTGGGATAGAGCATCTGCGACTGTGTATGACCTTCTTGTTGGACACGAAGTTGGTCACGCACTGTTCACCGACAATATTGACTGGACAGAAGAATATCCTGAAGTTCCCAAAGATTTTGTGAACGTTGTTGAGGATGTTCGTGTAGAACGTCTGATGAAGAAAAAGTATCCTGGTCTTTCTAAGACTTTCTACAACGGTTATAATGAACTGAATGATCAAGACTTCTTCTCTACGAAAGATGAAGATCTCAATAAACTCTCGTTTATTGACCGCATCAATATGTACTTCAAGATTGGTGCATTCCATAACATCGAGTTCAACGATGATGAGAACGAGTTTCTGACTCGTATCAGTAAAGTTGAAACCTTCAAAGAAGTTCTTGATATTTCTCGGGAACTTGTGGAGTATCTGAAGTATCGTCGGGAACAACTTCCTGAGATGCCTTCTAACGTTCCTATGTCCGATGAGATGGGAAGTGGTCAGGAAGTAGAACTCCCTCAGGATCAATCTACTAATCAACCTGGTCAATCTGAAATGGAGTCTCAACCCTCCGAACAGGAAGACGGTGAACTGAATCGTACTGAAGCACCTACGGGTGAGAAGATGGATTCAGAGGGGAATGGTATGGATAACCAAAACGGTAGGGATGCTAGTAATAAGCACGGTGATCTTGAAGATGAACTGAAGTCTAAGACTTCTCGTTCCTTTGATGAGAAGTCCCAAAATTTGGTGGATAAGTTTGCTCAGGAGACTGCTTATGTGGAACTGCCTGAAGTTATCCTTGAGAACGTTGTTATTCCTAATGAATGGGTACATCAGAAGTGCTCTGAGTTTTACAACAACGCACAAGAATCTGATGGTTATGGTACTTGGTGGAAAGAATCCCTGAAGATTTGTGTTCAAGAATACAAAGAATTCAAGAAAACTGCAGAGAAAGAAGTCTCTTATCTCGTAAAAGAGTTTGAGTGTAAGAAGTCTGCAGATCAGTATGCCCGTGCTAGCACTGCTCGCACTGGTGTTCTGGACACTCAGAAACTGCATACCTATAAGTTCAACGAAGACCTGTTCAAGAAAGTATCTGTAATTCCTGATGGTAAGAATCACGGTCTGGTCTTTATTCTTGACTGGTCTGGTTCGATGCAGGATTGGATTCTCGATACCTGTAAGCAACTTTTCAGTTTGATTTGGTTCTGCCGAAAGGTGAACATTCCCTTTGAGGTGTATGCTTTCACTCTGGATTGCAATTCTTATGTTGAACTGCAACCAAATCATCCCCAAACTTTCAAGAAAGTAAAGGATGTAATTGCACTGGAATCTTCTTTCCGACTGATGAATTTCTTCACCAGCAGCGTGAGCAATCGTGTTCTTGAAGAGCAGATGCAAAATGTCTGGAAGTGTGCTTACTCTTTCCAGAAACGTGCGATTGGTTCTCCTCGTCATATGGACCTTTCTGGTTCTCCTATCGGTGAATCCATCATCTGTCTGCATAAAATTATCCCTCACTTCCAGCAGAAAAATAAACTGCAGAAGGTGAATGTGGTATTCCTGACTGATGGTGAAGGTTATGTTAATGCTGCAACCAAAGAAAAGAAGAATGGACGGGGGGAAACGTTTGTTGGTTTCACTAAATACAACAAAACAAATCTCCGTGATCGTAAAACTGGTCGAATCTATTCCAGTTATGACTATGGAAACTTCCCTGTCTATGCAAAGGTTCTGCTGCAATCTGTGAAGGACCGTTTCCCTATGGTGAATCTGGTTAACTTCAGGATTACTCCTTCCCGTGAGTTCCAGAACTGCTATCGTTGGTACGGGAATGACTACAACGAGTATGAAACTGCTAAGAAGAAATTCAACAAAGATAGTTTCATCACCTTCAAGAACACTGGTTTCGACCAATTTAATGTGATTGCATCCAATACTCTTTCTCAAGATGAATCCTTTGAGGTGCAGGAAGGTGCTTCTAAGGCACAAATCAAGACAGCATTCTCCAAGATGCTGAATAAGAAAAAGACCAATAAGAAACTTCTCAGTGAGTTTATTGGTATGATTGCATAATGACTTCTGACTATTATACTTATGCTTATCTGAGAGAAGATGGAACCCCTTACTATATTGGTAAGGGGAAGGATAATAGAGCATATGTGAAGGGCAGAGGGCAAGTAAAACCACCAAAAGATAAATCAAGAATTATATTTCTCAAGAAAAACTTAACAGAAGAAAAGGCATTCCAACACGAAAAATATATGATTTTTGTGTTTGGAAGAAAGGATTTAGGAACTGGTATTCTTCGCAACAGAACTGATGGTGGTGAAGGAACTTCTAATGTTATAAGAAGTGAAGAAACCAGAAAAAAAATGAGTGAATCAAAAAAAGGTAATAAAAATGGTATGTTTGGGCATAACATTTCTGAGGAGAATAGAAAAAAACTAAAAGAGAGAATGTCTGGGTCTAAAAATAACAAGGCAAAAAATATATTGATAATTAATATTAGTGGAGAAAATTATATCGTGTGTGGAGAGTTTATTGAATTTTGTAAAAGTAAAAATTTGCCTTTAGATGGAATTAAAAAAAGAATACAAAGAGGAAGTCAAACACCAACTAAATGTGGGTGGTATGCGTTTGATATTACTGATAAAAGTGAGAAGGA